TCTCCAGTGGCCGAGGGCTGCCAAGCTGGCCGCTCAGTCAATAGGCCGCTTCCACCGCAAGGGGCAGGACAGTGACGAGGTGCGCATGGTGACATGTAACTCCACAGAGTTCGACAACGAAGACTGCCGCGTACACGTCTACACCGACGATTGTGATACCCAGGAAGAAGCCATCGAGGCCGCAAGCAAGCGCAGCTACGATCCGGATATCCCTTTCTTTATGGATAAGATAGAGGGCTATGTCTCAAAGAGTGCTTACCTCCCGTCTAAAACAGTGCGTGCCGCCGCCGTCGCACTGGCGTCCAAGTATTCCAGGAAGGAAGTCCTGAACATGGAGGTAGATCGCTGGAGACACGTAGCCTCTCAGGCACTTGATGATGCACAAGGATAAACACAGGAAAGGAACCGGCAGATGAGTACACGTACAAAGCAGTCCACACGCAGCGCACGCGCCCGCCGTAAGGCCGAGCGTATGAGTAACCCCGAGGCCGAGCGGAACGTCCTGAGGGTACTGGAGGGCCTGGAGCAGGGCACCGATGACAACGGAGAGGCATCATGATAGACATCAAGGTAAAAGTAACACCGGATCAGACCATCCTCCTGCAGGAGATGGCCATGAAGGCAGGGTACCAGTGGCCGATGGCCGATGGTGAAGTGTAGGAGCAGGCATACCCCTACCTGTTCTTCGTCGGGAAGTGTATTCTCTGGGACACCGACAGCGAGGAGTTCGAGGAGTCGGGGCAGGCAGAGCTGAGCTTCGAGGCGGCAGTGGCGTATATGCAGTACGCCGAGTACTTGGAGGAGCACCCCGATCTGCGCGAGGCTTTAAGGAAAGTCGCGGTTGACGCCAGCCCGTAGCGTGTGGTACTTTTGAATTCGGGTCAGTACTTAGGTGTGAGCAAGGCCCCATAAAACGTAACACCACCCCCGTGGGATCCGGGGGCCCATATTAAACAGAAACACACTAACAGGAGAACAACATGCTACTCAACATAGACATCGGCTTTGAAGATGAGGCCGAAGATATTGTAGAGCTGGAGGCGCGGGCCTTCTTACTATCCAAGGATGACACAGGCGGCGGGCACTGGCGCATAGAATACCGCGTATCCGGTGAAGAGGATGTAATCTACGCACATGGCACCCGCTACATGCCCAACGGCATCACACCGGGGGCAATCGAAGCACTCGACTGGAGACGAAAGGTAGGCGAACGCACGGCAACTAACAGGGACTTTCTCATAGAGGCCCTGCGCATGGTTGTGCTGGATGATGACAATCGCCCGCTCTATCCGACCACTGACGACTGAGGTGCTTATGCCCAAGGAAAACACAAGGCTACTACACTGGCCTAATAAGTTCTTCCACGGCATTGTGCATTTCGACTCATCGAAGCCGCACATCAACCGCCATGGGGAACCCTTCCAGCCGGTACTCGGGGACTTCCTGCCATTTGAGGAGGCGCTGAGTACCGAGCACGACGACGATGCACACTGCGTGTTCTACTGTGCCGAGGACAACGACGAGCTGGTGGCGGTGCCTACTTTACGCAAGGCGTGCTATCACACGGCCCGCGATGCCGGTGTACGGATAGTCTCTACGGGATTCGGCTATGACTATGACACCCCCGGCCATGTGCCCATGACCACCGAGCTACTCTCGGAGATGGTCGGTAAGCTAAGCGCAGCGTGGGAACAGAGCCCCGAGCTGGCGCAGTGGTCGGCGTGGTATACCACCCGCAACGGCCTTCGGGTTATGTACCTGCTGGATGAGCCGGTGGATGCCATGCTGGGCGAGCGGTACTGGATCGCCATACACCGCATGTATAAGGATGCGGGTGTGGTGCTGGACAGTCTGCCGGACTGGACCCGCCGCTTCCGGCTGCCGAAAGTAGTGCGGGACGGAATGCGCACGGTGGACGAAGATCTGCACCTGCTGGAGGTGGACGTTAAGCCGCTGTCTCTCGAGGGCATAGAGCCCGCCAACCGCAAAACGATATCTATCCACAAGACATTCACACCGAGGGAGGATTACCCGTCCCAGGAGAAGTGCAAGGAACTGCTGTACTCCACGGGTAAAAAGGGCAGGCCATCCAGGTCCAGGTACCACGAGCGGGCACGCAAGCTCCTCCAGAAGACTTCCCTTTTCGATATGCTCTTTGAAGAGGCCCCGCTACCGGAGGAGGAGCGGCACTTGTGGCTGATGAGAGCCTTCGGTATAGCCGTGCCTATCCTGCTTAATAAGGCACATGCCTCCTGCGAAGAGATATTTGCACTTTTTTATGATCCTATTTTGGGATGGGATCCGGCCAGTTGCGCCGAAGATCCGCACCAGCACGCATGGGATTGCCTGTCTCATGTTTACGGGATAGAGGTTCAGGCGTACAACGACAGGGCAGACGTTCAGGCAGCCCGCATAGAAGACAGTGAAGCATCGCTTAAGAAGATGATCGAGGGTATGCGTACATGGTCGGACGCACCGGAGATACAGGAAGGCACCCCCTTCGACGACCAGGCGGCATTCGTAAAGAGCTGCTTCTTTGCCAATGCGGAGCACCACTACTACCCTCTCAATGAACAGGGTCGGTACGAAAACATGCCGGTGCAGCAGCATCAGATCATACCACACTTGAAGCACTGTCCGCTGGCGGCGATGATGCCCGAGCTGGATGAAGAAGAGACAGACGGCGTTACGATATCCGACCTCGTGAACAATTACACGGTAGTAGTGCAGCGGGTAGTGGCCAAGCCGCAGCAGGGCGATGGTGGATATATCACAGGTTTGAATAGCTGGAACCCCCAGCTGGTGCTGCCTATGTACAGGCGCAATCCCTATCTGGCAGCCGAGTACCACGAGCAGGTGGACGGGTGGCTGCGTTCCTTGTTCGGGGAGAATTATGAGGCCGCCGCACGCTGGATCGGGTACGCGCTGGATTTTGAAGCGGGTGCCATCTGCGCTATCTCTATAGCAGGGCGTCCGGGTGTGGGTAAAAAGCTCTTTACCGAGGGCTTGGGTGAGTGTCTTGAAGAGCCGTTGACATCATCCGGCGATGCGCTGGCGGCCAAGCACAACAACATACTGATGAAGACACCCTTCCTTGTGGTGAATGAACGCTGGCCGAAGGGCAACGGCATGGGCACCTCCCCTTCCGACAGATTCAAAGAACTCACGGCGGGGGACTCCCTTGAGGTGGAGCCTAAGTTCAAGAGCGTTATCAGTGTCGTTAATCCCCTGCGAATTATATTGACAGCCAACAATCACGAGCTGCTTAAGTCCCTTGTCAGGGGCAGAGAGCAGACACTCCACGACCGCAAGGCCCTGGGTGAGCGTATCCTGCACTTCGATGTCTGCGACGCGGCACGGGAGTACCTGTGGAGTATAGGGGGCAACGGCACAACGGCTCAAGAAGGCAACCGCTGGATACGCGGGGATTCAGGACAGCCCAGCTCCTTCGTGGTGGCTCGTCATTTTATGTGGCTCTATGAGAACCGGCCCGAGGTGGACAAGCGCCAGCGGTTCTGTGTTATGGGCAATTGCGGTGAGGAGTCTGCAGAGATGTTCCGCATGGCCACCCAGAGCGCCGAGATGCCGATGGTGATGCGCGCTGTCATGGTGGTGCTGGATAATCCGGGCAGTTATACAAGACACTATCGGGAGATCGACGGGGTGCCCACCTTCACGATGGACGTGCTGCTTAATATCATCCGGAGTGTGCAGGAAGAAAAGGTCTCGGAATCTGCACTGGAGAGCTGTGTCGAGGCGCTTTCTCTCGACTCCCACCCGGTCGAGATTGAGGGCATGCACATGTGGCGGCTTAATATGGACATGGTACGCTCGTTCTCCCGTAAGTGGGGCATTCGGTTCAACTGGAAAAAGAACAAGACTAAAACAGTTGTGAATAAATAGTTGACAGTATCGGGGGCCTTCGGCTACGGTATTGGACACCCAACAAGGAGCAATAATGCGAGGCAACTTTAGAAAAGGTCGATTAAACATCTCACCATCCCAGCTGGACAGTCATTCGGACTGTGTGCGGAAGTGGTGGCTTAAGAGCATAGTGAGAGCGCCGGAGCCTCCTAGAGCGGCAACGACGCTCGGGGACGTGGGCCATGAGGTTGTCAGTCGATACCTCGAAGGTAAAGAGCTGTATCCGGAGGGCTGGCAGCAGCAGCGCAATCGCTGGACAGGCAGGCCCACGGGCGAGAGCATCAATACCGCTGAAGAGCAACTCTTGAAGGCACTAATACACAACGGCATCAATCAGGGGATTATCCGGCAGGAGCCCGACGGTAAGGTGGAGCAGGAGTTCGTGCTGGAACCGGAGAGCATCCCGGTCCGCATCAAGATGTTCCTGGATTACTTCACAGCCCAGAGTGTCGAGGATCACAAGTTCTGCAAGAGCACACGGTACTACAGCCCCAAGAAGCTACAGAATGCCGTGGCCATGAACCTGTATGCCTATGCCGCTATCGCCGGGGGACATACGAACATCAGCAAAGACGACGATACAATCTGGCTTCGGTACAACCTTTTCGTGAAGGACAAAGGCAACCCCGCTGTGAAGTCCGTTGAAGTGGAGCGCACCGCGAAGCAGATCCATGACTATTATCAGACCATCGTCCTGCCGAGGGCTGAGCAGATGTTCAAACTCTACCAGCGTGATCTGAAGGATGAAGACTGGCATACAGTCTCGCCCCCTGAGAATTTGAAGACCTGCCAGAACTATGGCGGGTGCCCGTATCAGGATATCTGTAGCGGTCGGCTGACCGTGGAGCAGTATAAGAAGGCTGCTTCGTTGAGTGACGAAGAGCGGATGGAAGATGAAAAGCTGGCGCTTAAAAGGCTGACCGGCAAAACACAAACCAAAACAGAGGAGAAGAAGACCATGAGTAGTTTTAGAAACAAGCTCAAGAACAAACGCAAGCAGGATATGGAGGCGGGAGCAACCGCCCCCGGCAGCGTGGCCAAGGCCGAAGAACCCACCAAGCAGGACGTTGTGGCCGAGTCTACACCGTCAGTGGACGGGGACAAACAGGCAGCCCCATGGCATAATGCCAAGTGTAAGGCGTGTGCGGGCTCTTCGGTGCTCGGGTTCAATTCCAAAGGCGCTCCCTGTCCGGTGTGCGCGGTCCTGACCAGGAAGGAGACGAAGGGCAAAGGCCCGCACCCCGATCAGTATACGATCTCCGTGGACAACGAGTCAGGGAACATTGTCGTTCTCGATAATGAGACGGGGGAAGAGGTAATCAACTGGGCACCGGAAGAGGTCAAGACCAAAGAGGCCGTGGTGCCGGTTGAGGAGGCCAAACCAGGGCCCGAGAAGAAGTCCGAGCCCGAGCCCGAGTCCGAGCCCGAGCCCGAGTCCGAGCCCGAGTCCGAGGCCAAGCCAGAGCCCGAGAAGAAGCCGAAGCGTAAGCGCCGCACCAAGGCACAGATCGCAGCGGACGAGGCCAAAGAGGCAGCTGAGGCAGCTAAAGAGGCAGCGGCAAAGATCGCTCAGGCATCCGCAGGCACCTCAACAGAGGCCACGGGTCAGGTACTCCCGGACACGGGGTCCGAGCCCCTCGATCCCGAGGAGATGGGAAGCACATTCCCGTTCACCCTGTCTTATGCTCCGGTTCGTATCCGGTATGACGAGCAGACCACTACCCTCGGGGAGTGGGGGTGTGTTATTCCTCTGGGTCAGTTGCTTTCTATGGTACATGCCAACATTCTGACCGTGGAAGGTAAGGGCAAGGATGATAACCCCTACGAGATGAATGCCTTCCGGCGCAGGGATATCATGCGTGCCAACGGGCAGCACATTGCCGAGGCACTCGGGGCGTCTACGGTAGAGGCCGTCTGCGTACCGCACGGAAGTGACGAGGCCGTGCTGGCCAGTGTCCTTGAGACCTACGCGGGCACCGTGTACGGCAGCATGTAAACCCCAAACCCTAAACCCAAAACCATCCCGCCGGGGCCTGTCTTCGGCGGGGTGGGTATCACTGAAACAACACAACAAAACAACAACAGAATAGGAGACACAACATGGCACTCAAAGCATTTTTAACCGGATCACAGGCATACGGAATACCCACCGAGGAGAGCGATATTGATCTAGTCGTGGAGATGGATAAGGACGAACTCCACGCACTTTATGCCCTGGCCAGCAGGTATGGAAAACAGGGCTCCAAGGTATTGGAATATGGAAATGGGCAGGCATCCCTGCGCTTCGGCAATCTCAATCTGATTGTCTGCTACAACGCCGGGGAGAGAGCCGAGAATTGGAAGAAGGGCACCGAGGCTCTTAAACAATTGGCCCCGGTCCCGCGCACTCTTGCGGTGGCCGTGTTTGAAGAACTGTTCGGAAGAGAGGCCGGAGGGGTAGAACAGCCGGTGCCTGGACAGCCAGCGCCGTGGCACAATGTCAACTGTAGAACATGTGAAGGCAGCAAAACTCCCGGCTATATGTCAGGTAGCGCAGAATCTTGTCCTATGTGTCTGGCACTTAATAGACTTGAAGATCTGGCTGTGTCTATAAGACTATCGCCATGTTGTGCAGCGATCATTACATCCACACCGGACGGCACGGAGGCGGGGCGGGATGTGTGTTCTAATTGCGGGGAAGTGCTGTGAGTAACACAGCCATACCAGTAAAGCAAAAAGCCGCACGCCTCGCCAGCATGCGCCAGCGATCCCTCGACACAGTGGATGCCGAGGTGCGCCGGATCGTCAACGTACCACTCAAAGAGCCCGCCTCTCAGGAAGACATAGACGCCGTGAACTGGCACTACGTATCGCCGCAGGCGTACAAAGAGGGCTTCCGGCTGATGGACAAGCAGGTAGAGTCCTTGATCGAGTACAACGAAACCAAGGGGCTCTTCGGTTCTATCGCCGTCGGGGGAGGCAAGACGTACATCGGACTGCTGATAAGTGACGACAGCTACAACGACATCATAGCCGACATGTACCACCGTGCCTGCCCCGAGGGCGTCCATCCCCGAGGTTTGCTGCTTGTTCCCTCACAGGTGCTGGAGCAGCTCAGGGATAGGGACATTGCCGAGGCCAGGCGCAACACGAAGTTCAATATGCCGGTACATTTCCTATCTGGGGTCTCCAAGAAGCAGCGCCTGCGCACGGCCAAGGCCCAGCGCCGGGGGCTCTATGTGATGACCTACAGCATACTCTCCTCCGAAGATGCCGATGAGATACTGGCCTACGTGAACCCGGCTTTTATCATAGCGGACGAGGCGCATAATCTGGCGGGTAGATCCTCCGCAAGAGGCAAACGCTTTCGCCGGTACGTGGACAGTCATACCCCTCATGTCGTGGTGCTTTCCGGAACACTTACGAGCAAGTCGCCGATGGACTACCACTACCTTGCCAAGGTATCTTTGAAAGAGAACAACTTCCTGCCGAACAGCGTCACACTAGCAGAGGCATGGTCTATGATCGTGGACTCCAATGCCAGTAATCTCAGGGACATGCAGGGCGGATCCGTGCCGCAGGCGGGGCCGATCATGCCACTGGTGGACTGGAACAACTCCATGTTTCCGGACAAGCCTATGGGCAGAGACCTTATCAGTTTTCGCAAGTCCCTGCACCAGCGCATGAAGAGCACCCCCGGCGTCGTGCTATCAGATGGTGGTGGCTACGGCGGCAGCCTCTTGATAGAGAACCGCCCCATACCTGAAGAAGATATTAAAAAAGCCGAGGGCTACGAGCAGATGGCCGAGATGGTTAAGAACCTCACGGAGTTGTGGGTCTCGCCATCCGGAGATGAACTAGACCACGCTATGCACGTATGGAAGTGGAGATATGAGCTGGAGGCGGGGGGCTTCTACAATGACCTCTATTGGCCAGAGGCGGAAGTACTGGCCAAGCGCAAGCACATCAGTAAAGCTGCCGCTGCTTCTGTTATTGAAAGGTCCATACATTGCCACGAGCTGCATCAGGAGTACTCCAAGGAACTGCGCAGTTTTCTTAAGAACACATCAAGGCCGGGGATGGACACTCCAAAGGGAGTAGGTCAAAGCATGTACCTCCATGGCAGCGACTACGTTCCCGAGTCTTTATACCGGACATGGAAGTGCTGGAAGGATAGCGACTTTGAAGAGCGCATAGACAGGGACTCGAAGGCCGTGAGGGTATGTCCTTACAAGGTAGATGCGTGTGTTGACTTCGTGAAGCGCGAGCGCAAGAAGGCCAAGGGCGGGGGACTGGTAGTGTGGTATTACCACCAGGCCATGGGCTCGTGGATAACGGAGGCACTGAGGGACGCCGGTATAGATGCCGTGAACTGTATGGCGGGACAGAACTGGAACCGATACCTTGTGGATAGCGGCAGCCTTAAGGGAAAGATTCTCTGCTGCTCCATCAGCGCCCACGGCACCGGCAAGAATCTACAGTACGGCTTCGATACAGCATACTATCTCCAGTGGCCGAGGGCTGCCAAGCTGGCCGCTCAGTCAATAGGCCGCTTCCACCGCAAGGGGCAG